ATGGGAATGATTAAAAAATATATAATTTCTAAACTTAAAGAAATAATAGATGAATATCCATATTTAGATTTGAAATTTGGTAAAAGTGATTTTTTTCATAATTATACTATTTTTATAAGTGATTCAAGTGTATATAATTCAGAAGTTTTTATGAATTATGAAGGTGAAATGATTATTGAATTTATTAGTAAATTTAATTCAGATTACTCATTATTTTTTACTGATGATATTAACTTTTTCAAAGTTGATAAAGTAGAATTTGAGAATAAAAAAAATACCTTAGAATATTCTGAAGATTATAAGCGCTACGATTTTAATGATATTTTCTTTAAGTCATATAAAAAATATCAACCAAATCAACCAAATCTAAAATTTCATGTAATTAATAGCGTTTTGTTGTCAAAAAATAACAAATCTTTTAGTGAAATAATATCTAAATACAACAGCAATAATATTTTTAATGAGTTTAAAAATAAAAATATTCAAGAATTATTGAAATCTCACAATCCAATTAACACGGTTAGTATAGAAATAAGCGTGACTGCTGGAAATGAAGAATATGCACTTGCTGCTTAATTTTATTTAATGATGAGTACAGAAAAAAAAAGTAATAAATTTCAATTTGTCGATTTTAAAATATTAAAATCTTATTTTAATCGTAATGACGAATATGTATTTAATGAAGATGATTTAGAATTTGATTTAAATGGAGTGTTTAAAAAATCGGAAAATATATTTTTATTAAATTTTATTTTTTTAGTGAAAAATAAACAAAATTCAAACTCTTTAGATGATATACATATCTTAGTAGAATCTTTAGGTGTTTTTAATGTTAAATTTATTGATGATGAAGATATAACAGTTGGTAAATTACCTGACTACTTCCTTACTAATGCACCAGCATTGATGTTTCCTTATATTAGAGCGTATATTACTACTTTAACAGCGAATTCAAGTTTTGGTACTCCTATAGTTTTACCAACCTTAAATATTAGTGGTTTAAAAAATATTTTAAAAAATAAAATCGATATAATAGAATAAAAAAAGCTCTTCGGAGCTTTTTTTTATTATTAATTTTAGACTTAAAACAACATTGTTGTTGTTTAAGATTAACTCCTTTTAATTTTTAAATATCTTCGTTTCAAGTATTAGTAAATAATTAATTTATAAATATCTTGGCGCTTTAACAAATGTATCTAATTTTAAATTTAATGAAAAATTAAATTCTTTTGAATCTAATTTTTCAAATTTTAGAACTTTATTTCTCATTAAATCTACAATTTCATCTTTTCCTCTTATTTCAATTAAATTAATTAGCATTGATGATTTAGAGCTCTCATTATGATAGCTAATAATAATTAGGTTCCCTTTAGTTTTTAAATCAATAATAAAATCAAAAACCTCATTTATATAATCTTCATCAGACTTATCTAATGAATGACCTATGAAATAAAAAATATAATTTTCAAATTTTACTTTATTTGATAATTCACTAAGAAAATAATAATCAGTGTTGTTATTAAGTTTTTGATAGTATTTTGTAAAAGGTATAAAGTATTTGACAATATTTTCATTAATACTTTCAGGAACTTCATTTATACCTAAAACTATAAAATTGTTTTCAGAATCTATCTTACCATGTAAAAAATCGGTTCTTGTTTTTAGTTTGTAAACATTTTCAAATGTAGGAGTGTAGTTAAAAGTAAAATGATGGTTAATAGATTCTAAATTTAGTTTATTGTTAAAATTTAAATTTTCGTAAAGTGGTAAAATAAATATCTCAAAATATAAATTAAAAATCTTCTTAAATTTATTTAAATCCTTAAGGAGATAATCTGAAATAATCTCATAATTGAAATTAGTATTATAATTATATTTATTTATAAACATAAATTCATTTAAAACAATTTGAGAATTGTTATCTTCAAAAAATTTGAACCTTTTTAAAATTTCATAATATTCAATGTTATTATTTAAATTTTTAAAATCAATAACTCTTAAATCATTTGGTCTAGAACCTTTTGAGAATAAAAAGTCTTGCATGTTGTTTAGAGCTTCAAATATTTTTATTAATACATATTCAATTTTAGTTTCAAAATCAATCCAGGTTTCAATATTATATTCGGAAGTAAAAAAATTAAACCACAAATTTTGATCTAGTAAATTTATTAGTTCATTAATCTGTTCTTGATTAAATTCTACTTTACTAAAGTTTTTTTTAATCAATTCATAAGATAAGCTTGCGCTATAAATAGAATTAAAATTGTAATCAGTTTCTTCAATATTTTTTAGATTACTCAAAATTCTAATAAAATCAGAATATGAAGTCGGTAGATTTAAATTTAGATCAAATCCGTTTCCTGTAATTAATATTTTCGGCATTTATAAGTTGTAGTTTAATGCATTTCGTTAAATTAATGATATAATCTTCTGCTTAAGTTAAAAAAGGAAAACCGTAAAACTGATTAAAATCAATAACTTTTTATTCGTTTTGAAATTTTCTGTAATTAGACCATGTTATCACTTTTAAATCAGCTATTATATCTTCTATAAATTTTATACCTGAATCACTTAATTCACCTACTTTTTTCAGATGATTATATTTTACATCTTTGAAAAGGAGTAATGGAGCTATATAAGTTTTATCGAATTCTTCAGATTTACCATACTTAAATTCAAAATTAGGTTCAAAATGCTCTTCGTTCATTAGAATATTGTTGTATTCAACTTTACCGGATGTAGTTAACATTATTCCGTTTATACCATGGTAGTTTTCCCAATAAATAAAAGCATGTATATAATGGTCTTTTTTGTATAAATTACAAAATTCTTCTTTTAATTTATAAATATCTCCTTTTTCCATTTTGTTAATTTTCCGCAAGTGTACTATTTTTTTTCTTTATATCCTTATGGAAAACCGTAATCAAGAATAAATATCTTCAACTTTATTTTTTAACTCAGAAATCTTATTCATTGATTCGATGTGGTTGTGATTTTTTTTTAAAAATAAAAAGCTCCGAAGAGCTTTTATATTTGTTATTGTTTTTGATATCTTTCTTTAAAAAATGTGTTTTGAACTTCTGCTATATCTCCATTTACACTAAGCAGGATTAAAGTCGACGTATATTTACCGTCTTTAGTTTTCATTTTTAGGACCGCATTGTATTCTGTAGTAGCTGGAGTTATTTCATAAGTTCCGTTTTCTATAGGATATACATCTAAACTAGGTTTATAAGTGTAAGTATTATCCGCATTAAAAATAAAGTAACTATCTGAAATAGTATTTACCCAATAATCGCTAAAATGAGCTTTAAATTGCCATTTGCCAATCATTATTTTTTTAATATAATTAGCGTTTGTAAAATCTTCTTTCTCTATATTTTCAACATTAGAATCATCATCAGATGAGCAAGAAGTTAATGTAGTTAAAGACATAGCGAATATAGACGCTAAAAGTAAAATTTTTTTCATGTTATTTATTTTTTTTGGAATAATAGTGTTTAAAGTTTAATTAAAATTATGGTTTTCCGTAAAGCTGATTAATTATTTCCCTTTGCCATTATATACATCTTCTCCAAGATTATTGTTTACATTCTTTATCTCCTTGATAGTTCCATCCATAAACGTTACTTTCATATAAGTAATTACTAAATACGAAATAACGTCATTCTTATCATAGAAAAGGTTATTAAATTCAACACTAGAGAAATTATCATGCTTTAAAGGACCGATAACTCTTGGTCTTACTACGGTTTTACCAAAGTAATCAGCTTGAGCATCTCCGACTTGATTATAAGGCCTAACAGTTAATTCAATATATTTAATTGTTTTCTTATATCCGTTGTAGAATTGTAAATCAAGACCAAATGCGTCAGAATAATCTTCGTAAGCATATTCTTTTGAAGTTATTACTAGTCCTTTCTTTTGATAGCTTTCAAACTTCTTTATTTCTTCCTCAGATTCTTTTAAAATTAAGCTTGTTATTATATATTTAGCAGTTTTTGTTCTTAATTCAACTCCATTATCTTTACTTCTTTTTAAATACTCTCTTTCAAGTATATTTTCTGAATCATTTGAAAAATCTTCTTCTTTAATGTAAATAGGATTTTCATAATCATCTTTTAAAAAACCTTTAAAAATTCTATTAGGAATATATTCTACAAGCAAAACAGGTGTAGGTTCTTCTACGTATGTTGCATTTTTAGAATACAAACTATTTGCATCATCGAATGAACGGTAGTACTTTCCGTATGTATTTATACCACTTATAAAATACGTAGAGTCGTTCAATTCTCTTTCTTGAGCAAAAGAAAAATTAAATATTAGTAAGAATGTAAATAGTAATATTTTTTTCATATAGTGTTAATTTAAGTTTTTATAGTTTGTTTAATATTTATAGTGCTAGTTTTTTACTGTGCGTAGATGCTACAACCTGAAATAAAGCTGTTACCATTGATATAGGAACTTCTTCATAATCTGGGTAATCAAATTTATCTTCATCTAAAGGTTTTGGAATAAGAACAAGGTTTTTATTTTCTTTATCTCTCCTTACTTTCTTAATAGTTCTCAAGTCGTTTGTTGTTACAACGGCATAAATTTCTCCTTGAGGGAAATATGTTTTCCATTCTGGAACTTCTCTTAATCCTAAAATATCATCATTCCCTAATTCTTTTGACATAGATTTTCCAGAGTTCTTAATTGCGAATTGAGCGTTATGAAATTCAGGTAGGTAAAAATAATAAGAAGGAGCTACGGTTTGATCGTTGAAAATTTTAGTAAAACCTGAATAAAAATCTACATCAAAAAAAGGAATCTTTTTAATAGGCAGTTTTTCTACTTCTTCAACCTCTATTTCTTCAGCTTCCGTTTGATCATTCAACATATTACCTTGTCCAGTTTCTATCCAGTTTTTATTAATAATTGGATACTTATCAATTATTTTATTAAAAAACCCTTCAGTTTGGTATTTTTCAACTCCATTTAAAATAGCAGATAAATTAGGTTGAGGAACTTCTATTATTTTAGCTAGCGCTGTATTTGTTTTAATTTTATAAGTAAATTTAATATACTCTACTATATTAATTATTCTTTCTGTTATATTTTTACTATTATTTATAGTATTATCTTTTTCTATCATATATTTGTATGAATTAAAAATTTATAGTTATGGAAAAAAGAATTAGTGAAGAAGTTCGACTTGAAATGAGACATCATATTAACAACATAAAACATACTTCATTATTAAATCAAAATTCTCGACTATTTAGAGACAAAACAGAGCTTAAAGTTGAGAATCAATTTTTGCTTGTCTTATTCTTTTCGTCATTATTTGTAAATATTCTATTCCTTCTTTACTTCCTAAAAACATTGGTTTTAAACTAGCTATTAGCCCTAACGCTTCATCTAGTTGATAATTATATTTAAAGCGTATTCCATTTGAACTGTATTGTATTATAGTCATTAAGGTCGTGAGCTTTAAAAATTCGTTTTGATTTTGGGTTAAACTTATCAAATCGTAACCGTATTTAATTACTTCGTAATCTTCTTTTTTAGTCATGAAATAATTAAATAAACTATCTGCAAGAAGTATTCTGTCTGCACTTATAGAGTTAGCAATACTCAACATACTTTTTAAAGACTCTTCTTTTTCTTTTTTAAAATCAAATAAAGCAAAAATTTGCCAACTTATTAAAGCAGAGGTTAACAAAGCTAATACACCTAAAACAAACCCAGCCCAATCCATTTCAAATGGAGTGGCTCTCAAATAGCTAAAACATATAGCTCCAATTGACAAGGTTAAACTAATCCACCACGAGTTAATTTTTAAAAAGTTTAAAATTTTATTCATTATAAATTATTGTTAATCAATTAATTGTAAAAATTATACTATTTATTACTAAAAATATTAGTATAAAATATTGTTTATACTATAAACTATAGTATATTTGTAAAACAAAATACAACTAGTTACAAAGTTACCTAGCTGTAAAGAAACAAAAGTAACGAAAATACCTTAAAAAATACGTAAAAAATACGCCATGCAGAAAGCTAGAAGACATAACAAGATTTATGAATCATTTGAAAATGGTATAGATCAAATTAAGAGTAAAGATTCTATTTCTTTTAGAAAACAAGTTATGAAGCAACTTTCTATCGCTTCGTCTAATGCGTATTACAAAAGAATAAAAGGTCATAGAGGTCATTCTTTAGCAGAAGTAGAAGCAATCAATAGCTTATTTAAAAAGTTTGGAGTTACTGAAAATATTTGGTCAGAACCAACACCAGAATAACCCTTAATAATAAACCCAAAATATAATATAAAAACGATGGAAGTAGAATTATCACCTAAAGAGATACAGGTTGCAAGTTTAATTGCTAAAGGTTTATCTCACCAAGAAGTAGCAGATAAAATACATCGCTCAAAAAGAACTGTTGAATCTCATGTAAGAAGTATTTACGATAAGACCAACATAAAAAGAAGGTTAGGAGCATTGACGCTTTGGTTTATCCAATCGCCTTATAATATGTCTGCCTAATCTTAACCAACCTAAATCTGTAAACACGGATATCAGTCTACGGACTTTAAATATAAATGAAGCGTTCTTTTCAAAAAATCATAATAAAAGGTCAATAATTCTTTCAAGTCTTCTTCTGGCGGGATGCAATTGTTTTTCTTCTGGCGGGTTAATTCCTTCTTTTGGCGAAGCATAGATAAAGCACATATCCTTCTTTTGGCGGATAAAATAAAGAAAATGAACTAATGCAGTGCCTTAACGAAAATGATAACGAAAAATGAAAACTTCAATCAAAACTATTACCGAATACCTATTGAAGCGTTCTTTGACATTACTGGGATAAATATTAAAATCATTACTAACAAAATCATGTAGAGTGAGTCAGCGAGCTGTAATTGTATGTATTACTAAATAAACAGCTAAGAGCGAGGGGTTAATCTCTTGAAGTATCCGCATTTACAATATTTATCAAAGCGCCATAAGGGGCGCTGTTTTAATACCTGTTATACATCTTACTCTTATTTGGAAGTTAAGCAAGTTCGAAACTTGGTAAGATGACTAAATAAAATCAAATAGCTTATGAAAAAATTAATTAGAAGAATCAGAAGATTCTTTGTTTTAAGTAATTCGAGATTGCTCAGTCAAATAAATATGTTTCAATTCTTGGATAAGGAAGATAAATTAACCAAGCCTGAAAGAGATGCGATGATTTATTATTTTAAGAAAATGCTACTTGATGATGTAGGTAGATTTTGTCAAATAAATAAAATGATTAAAATCTTAGAAGAATCAGAAAAGGAAAGAAAGGAAAAAGAAAAAACCTCCGAAGAGGTTAAAAATTAAAAGTTTAATCTACTTAATTTATCATCTGTAGTTTTGGTAGAATCACTTTGAGTGATTTCTTTATTAAAAACAGTTCCTAAGTGCGCTTTTATTTGGGTTGATGTTCTTTTGTTATAAAGTAATACCCAATCGTAAAAGTCATATTCTTTTTCTGTTTCTTTTTCCATTAAAATTGACATTTCACCTTTACTATTGATAAAAGCGCTTATGATGAATTCTATTCCATTATAAATAACAGTATCATTTAATTGATAATTCATTCGTATATAATTTATTGTTAGAAATGTAAATATACGTGTTTACTCAATAGCTCAGTGGTTAGAGCGGTCATATTTTTGATGCGTCATCGGTTCGATTCCGATTTGAGTAACTAAAAATAGATTAAACTCTATTGAATTAGCTTTAAACCTTTCTTTTGAAGAGGTCTAATAGTTACTTTACCTGTGTTTTCTTCAAATTTACTAGTACAGATTCTTTTTTGAGTAAACTCTTTTAAAATTAACTCAATTTCCGATTCATTCTTTTCAAACCATACTGCTAAATCTGATATAGTTGTAGTGTAAGGACTTTTAATTTGATTTACATCATGAATGAACTTTAATAACTGTTTTTCAAAATTCATATCGTATATATTTTATTGTTGTTAGTACAAATATATACAAATTCCTGATTGGCAAGCTTCAACGTTCGAGCCGTTGACAGGAACTAATTTAAAAACTAATCCAAAATGAGTGTACAGCAACTTATATCAAAACCTTATGCTCCAATTATGGAAATTGTAGAAGTATATGGTATAAACTTCAAGACGTTCAACAAATACGTTTCTGAAAGCAAAGTAAAAATCATTAAACGTGGTAATAGATGTACTTATAAAACCTCTGATGTTCATCAAATGTTATCTGAAAGAGGTTATCCAAAAATAAAGAAAAATAAAAAAGCTTCTATAGGAGTAGAAGCTTAATTCAAAAGTTTAATAATATGAAAAATGGAATGTCATATTACGTGACAAAAATACAAAATTTCTTTCAACGAAAAAAAGTAGTTGAGAAATTAAAAGACGATTATAATACTTCAACAATTCAAAGTATCAAAGACGAGATATTAATTCAAATGTGGAATAATGGATTTCCTAATGAAGCAGTTGATTTATTTGAAAATGGAGAATTGATGACAAAAGAAAAGTTTGATCAAGATGTTCAAACTTTTGTAGTGTTATTCTTAGTTACCTCTTTAGCTTTTACTTTAATTAAAATTGCTTTTTAAGATGGAAATGATTAGAAAATTCTGGAAAATTTATTGGGGATTAATAATGAATTTCCTTTTTGCAACACTTGTTTTAATCATCTTGCTAAAGTTTATATTCTTAACAATTGAAAACTTAAAAACAATGTAATGAAGAAAAACATTTACATTCCCAAAATTGGAGATCCTGTATTTGATTTTATGCAGATGAAACCAGAAGCGATTAGAGTAATTGATGGAGAATTAAGAGTAGTATTTACATTAGAATGTACTGATCCAAAATTCAAAGGACATAATTTTGTTTTAGGAATTAACTTCAATTACAACGATCGTGCAATTGACGAACGTTTTCCAAATTATTACTACACTGAATTAGATTCAGTTCATAGTATAGAACTTTACAATTCCGACATGGAATATGAATACAATGAGTTCACAACTAGCAAAATACTTCAAATTGCTAGAGCAATCACACCAAGAAAATACAGAGAAATATTAACGGTAAATAGTTATGAGAAAATCAAAAAAGAATCTCAAACACCAAAAAGAATGTATTAAAAAACATTCTGGAAGCACTTCATTATCTTATGAAGATATGAAAGAAAATAGAGCTGCTGCACTTAAGTTAGTTCAAGAAAACAAACCATTCCGCTATGTAACTACAAAAGAAGCGGTAAAAATCTCTTTAAAAAGAGAAATAAAAAGAAAACAATATTAAACCCAAATAAAACTTTTTAGATGAAAAACATAATATTAAAATCATTGGAGTTAGTAAACTTCAAGGGCATTTCTCATGTCCAATTTGACGATTTAAACCCAAAAGAAAACTCTTTTTTTGGTAAAAACGAAGCTGGAAAAACAACGTTATTTAATGCGTTTTTATGGCTTTTATTTGGTAAAGATTTAAATAATCGTAAAGATTATGAAATTAAACCATTAGATTCTAATAATAAACCAACAAAAGGGCTTAACTCAGAAGTTCATGCTGTTTTATTAATCAATAATGAAGAAGTGACTATTTCTCGTATTTATAAAGAGAAGTGGAGAACTATTAAAGGAAGTGAGGATAAAACTTTTGATGGCCATGAAACTGAATTAATCTTTAATTCTGTACCTGTTGCTTTAAAAGAGTTCAATTTAAAGATTTCCGAAATTGTAAAAGAAGATGTTTTTAAGCTTATTACAAATCCTTTAGCTTTTGAAGCCTTAAAATGGCAAGAAAAAAGGGCTGTATTAGTTTCTGTTGTTGGAGAGTTAACGGACCAGGAATTATTTGATTCTGATGAAGAATTCAAAACTTTAGAATCAAAACTATCTAACAAAACATTAGCTGAATATGACGCTCAATTAAAAGCCTCTATAAAGAAATCTAAAGAAGAAAAAGAAGATACTCCAGCACGTATTGATGAGTTAAAGCGATCTAAAATTGAAGAAATAGACTTTGAATTAATAGAAAGTCAAATTTCAAATAAAAAGGAATTGATTACTGATATTGATTCTCAGATAGAAAATTCTGGAAAGTCAGTTCAAAAAGTAATTGACGCAAATACTAAGGTTCAACAAGAAATACAAGCTCTTAACTCTCAAAAATCTCAGATTGAAATCAATTTAAGAGCAAAAGCAAAACAAGAATGCTTTGTAGATACTTCGAGTATTGATGCTTTAAAAACTAAGTTGAATAATACTTCAACAATGTTAGTGAACTCTAATAATTACTTAGATTCTTTGAAGCATAATATTAGTACTTACGAAAGTAATATAAAAGCATTAGAAGCTGATAAAGCAGATTTAGTTTCAAAATATACTAGCGAAAACGCTAAAGTATTTGATGCAGAAAAATATTCTTGTACTTGTCCTAATTGTCAAACAAAATTTATTTACAACGACGAGCCAGAAAAAGAGTTTAACATTGAGAAAAATCAAAAGCTTTCTAAAATTATTGAGCAAGGAAATTCAATTAAAGCTAAGATTGAAGAATACCAAAATTTAATTAAAATTCCTAAAGGTCAAATTCCAGATGTTCAAACTGATATTGAAAAACACACTTCTGAAATTAATTCTCTAAAAGACCAAATCCAAACCGAAACAAATAATCTTCAGTCACCTAAAAATGAAGAAGAAGTTTATTTATCATTAATTAATGATGATGCTCAAATTTCAAAACTTAACATTGAAATTTCAACTCTTCAATCAAAAATAAAAGAAGTAAAACAAGCAGATGTTTCAGAATTAAAACAGCAGAAACAAGCACTTCAATCTGAAATTGATTCGCTAAACGAAAAGAAAGCGAGTAAATCGATTAATGATAATTTAGATAAGAGAATTGAGGAATTATCATCAAGAGAAAAAGAACTTTCACAAGTAATTTCAAGCTTAGAAAAAGAACAGTTCATCATAGAAAGGTTTAAGAAAGTTAAATCTGAAAGTTTAGAAAATTCAGTTAATAAACTATTCAAAACTGTAAAATTCAAACTATTTGAAGAACAAGTTAATGGAGGGTTAAATCCTACTTGTATTGCCTTAATTGACGGCGTGCCTTTTCTTGCTGCTAATACTGCATCACAAATAAATGCTGGTTTAGATATTATTAATACTCTATGTAAAGCAAATGAAGTAACAGCACCGATTTTTATTGACAATAGAGAATCTGTGACCGAATTAATTCCAACTGATAGTCAGATTATCAATTTGGTTGTTAGTCCAGAACATGAAGTTTTAACCTTAATTAAGTAAATGGAAAAGATTTTAATATTAGATATTGAAACTACAGGTTTCTTGCAAGCGGGAGGAAAAATTGTAGAGGTTGGAATTGTAGAATTGGATCTGTCAAACGGTGAAAAGAAAATCATATATGATGAAGTTTGTCACGAAAAAGGCATTACACTTCAAGAAGTTGAGAATTCATGGATAACTAAAAATTCAACACTTACAGTAGAATTAATAAGACATTCTAAAGCTCTTCATATCATAGCTCCAGACATTCAAAAAATACTTAATGATTATCCAGCTGGAGCAACAGCATTTAATAATTCTTTCGATTTTGGTTTTCTTGAAGATAGAGGTTTTTCATTTCCTAAAAAACTTCCATGCCCAATGAAGCTATCTACTGATATATGCAAAATACCATCTTCTAGAGGTTATAAATGGCCTAAGGTTGAAGAAGCTCATAAATTCTTTTTTGGCGATGTTGGTTATGTAGAACAACACCGAGGAGCTGATGATGCATTCTACGAAGCAGATATAGTTTTCCATCTTTATAAGATAGGAGTATTTAAAATTAATTAACCCAAAAACAAAATAAAATGTCAGAAAATACACAACAAGTAGCTTTAAAAGAAAATAATAATCAGCTACAAGATTACAAACCAAGTCCTAGTGAAAGATTTACTCAATTAGTTGCCAGAGAGTTTCAATCAGATAATGGAGAGATTCAAATATCATCACGCCAAAAAAAATTAGCTCAAAACTACTTTATTGCTATTGATCAACTATTAAAAACTGCTGAAATTAAAAGATTGGCAAAAAGTGAGCAATATAGAGAACCTTTGTCTTACACTTGGGATAACGTTAATATGAATAAACTTGCTGTTGATGTAATGGCTTATTCATCGATTGACTTAGATCCTTGTCAACCTAATCATTTAGCAATTATTCCTTATAAAAATAACACAACAAGGAAATTTGATTTAAGTTTTACTATTGGTTATGTTGGGCTAGAATTAAAAGCTAAAAAATATGGTTTTGACGTTCCAAAAGAAGTAATTACAGAAGTTGTTTATTCAAATGATAAGTTTAAACAGCATAAAAGAAATCGTGAAAATAATTTCGAATCTTACGATTTTGAAGTTGTTGATGATTTTGATCGTGGAGAAATCAAAGGAGGTTTCTATTATTTAATATACGATGATGAAACTAAGAATCGAATTCGAGTATTTAATATGCATGATATTGAGAAAAGAATACCAAAACACGCAGCAGTTGAATTTTGGGGAGGAGAAAAGGATGTTTGGAAAAATGGTCAAAAGACTGGCGAGAAAGAAGAGATTGAGGGATGGAAAGATGAAATGATTCTTAAAACTCTTAAAAGAGCCGCTTATAATTCAATTTCTATTGATTCATCCAAGATTGACGAAAACTTAATGCAAGTTATTCAAGCTGAAAAATCAAATGATATTGAAGGTGATATTAAGTATGAGATTGAACAAAACGCCAACTCTCAACCGTTAGATTTTGAAGATGCTAAACTTGTAGAGGAAATGCCAGCTCAAAAAGTTAATCTTCAAAATATTAATAACGTTGAACCTATTGAAGCGAATCAAGCGTTTGAAGTTAATCAACCTCAAACAGAAATGTTTCCAGAAAAAGCACCTTTTGAGTAATGATTGAAGAAACTACTTATTCAGATTTCGATTTAGAATCAGGAATTTGTACATGCTGCAATGAAGAGTCAGAAGAGATTATTATTGAAGACGGAAGATGTATTGATTGTATTGAAGAAGAAAAATTTATAAATGCAACTCAAAATACTAGGCACGGGGAGTAGTGGCAATTGCTATATCCTAGAAAACAATAAAGAAGCTCTAATCATTGAATTAGGGCTTTCTTTTTCCAAGATAAAACAAGCTTTAGATTTTAATCTTGATAAAGTTGTAGGTGCTTTGGTTACACATGAACATGGTGACCATGCTGGAGCAGGAGGAAAAGGAATAAAAGATGCTTTAAATAATGGTATAAATGTTTATGCGAGCGCTGGAACATTCAGAGCTTTTGATATTAAACATTATAATGCTAATATCATCCAAGCAAAAAAATCTTTTCAAATCGGAAACTTTAAAATACTTCCTTTTGACGTACATCACGATGTTAATGAACCTTTAGGTTTTTTAATCGATCACGAAGAAACAGGACGTGTTTTATTCGCTACAGATACCACGTACATAGACTATACTTTTCCGAATCTCAACAACATTATAATCGAAGCGAATTATTGTGAAGAAATAATTAAAGAAAAGCTTGGTAGCTCCTGGCAAGGTGAGTTTTTGAAAAATCGAATCTTAAAATCTCACATGAGCTTAAATACTTGTAAAGATACATTGCTTGCTAATGACCTTTCGCAAGTACAGAAAATAGTACTTATTCACTTATCAGATAGTAATTCTGATGAGAAGAAATTTAAAGAAGTAATAACTAATGCAACTGGAAAAATTGTTCACGTTGCAAACAATAATCAAACTATAGAATTTAATAAAAATCCTTTTTAGATTATGGATTATGAAAATTTAGAAATAAACTACTTAGAACTATCTTTTATATCTGGATTAACCAATAAAGACAAATTAAGTAATCTTGAATGTCGTGATATTTTTAAAAAAATATTAAAATTACCAGAGCATGAAAATGTTAAAAGAACAGATTTAATAAAAGTTAATTTATTAATGCCTTTTTTTAAACCTATTCATTCTGTTGACAGTAGATTTGATGGCATGAATTCATTGTTATTTTTATTATCTAAAAAAAGCAAATTGTATAAAAATTTCATGTCTAGTCAAGGTGTTATTAAAAGAGGTTCTCTATATGGAGGAAAAGCTATTTTATTAAAAATAATGACTAACGAAGAAAAGAAACATTTTTATTCAATAGTAAATCCAAAATACAATGCATATAAAGAATCAATCAAAAGGTATTTAAAATGAACCACACCTTAAATTTTATGCTTTGGATGATATACATTCAAAACATTCACTACACAAACTCAGAAGCTATGAGTAGAGCAATAGAAAATTTGAATAGTTATGATTTATCAAACAGAAAATGCTTTACAAAGGCATAGAGCAATTGATAAATTCAAAAAACTACTCGAAAAAAAAGCTACAATTGAAATTATTGAAAAGAAACCTAAAAGGACTTACAAGCAAAATCGTTATTTGCATTTAATCTTGGGTTTCTTTTCTCTTGAAACAGGTTATACTCTTGAAGAAACAAAACAAGAGATATTTAAGAAGATTGTCAATCCTTCATTATTCTACGAGGGAGAAGTTGGCGAAATAGTATCAATTCAAAGATGGAGAAGTTCAGCTTCTTTAAATACTTCTGAAATGACAATCGCAATCGAATTAAAAAACAATCAAATAGTTTAAATGGAAAAAGAGAAATTATACTTTAAATCTGTAGACGATACATTTTGTCAAAAACTTTGTGATTTTGATAAAGAGGAGTTGGAAGAAATTAATTATACATTAATTGAAGCTATTCCAGATAATAATAACACTGAACACATTTGGTGTACTTACTTCGGAGAAGTTGGGGAAAAGTCTGAATGTAAAAAATCAGTATGTTACGCATATAAATCTAATAGCGGACGAGGCAAATGTATTCATAGAGGACAATTATATTATCATGGGAAATTAGTAAATGTTAAAGATTTAAAAACAAAACAATGTTAGATTTAAAAAACGCATACATAGAATATTTAGCTCTTCAAAAAGTAGGGCACAAGGTTAGAGATGAAGCAAATATATTTGCTGAACAAACTACTGAGTTTGACGAATCAAAAGAAGAACAATTAGTTCCTTTCTTATTAAATCCATTCAAAAAGAATCTTGAATTAAAACAATTCTCTCATTATACCGAAAGATTAGAATTCAATAAAATGTATAATTTCTGCAAACAAATGTTTGATGAAGAAATCGACTTTATTGATTTTTCAAATTACATTCTGAAAGAGCTTTTCGAAGTTAGTTTACATCCGCAAATTAAAAGCGGAGAAGTGTTTACCGTGCAATTAAATAACGTTGTATTTGATGGCATTCCTTGTAAAGCAATCGGTATTTACAAGTTAGAAAACAAATTAAAATTTTTGCGATTTGATGAAAGTAAATCTATTGATTACAATGTATTAAAAGGTTACAAACTTGATAAGTTAGATAAAGGAGTTTTAATTTTAGACACTTATCGTGATGAAGGTTTTAGAGTTTATTCCATAGATGACAAAAATGTTGAATCAGAATTTTGGACTAAAAACTTTTTAGAAATAACTCCTGTTACAACTCCAGCTTTTCAAACAAAGAAATTTATTGAAGCAGTAAAAGACTTTGCAGAAGAAGTTGTTTTGACTGAAACAGACAGAAAGCATCAAGCTGAATTCATTGAAAATACTATTACTGATTTAAGTGATAATGAATTTATGAATTTAGAAATCATTGACGAAACTCTTGGAGAATATAAAAATGATTTTCAAAATTACCTACAGGAAAATAAAGTAGATCCTAATTTCGAAATAAGCAATTATACTTTAATCTCTGAATCAAAAAAAATAAAATCAGAATTAAAACTTGATACAGGTGCAAAAATCAATCTAGACTTACAAGTTCCTGGTTGTTCTACTGAAAATCTTGAAAGAGGTTATGACGAAGAAAAGAAAATGTTTTTTTATAAAGTTTATTTTAATTCTGAAGCGTGATGACTAAAGAAAACTTCTTTAAAAAAAGATGCATACGAACAGATAACAGAATTCAAAGAACTTCTTGTTTTTCTCATACAATGAGTATTGGATATACATATCAAATGTTTATTTGCTTAGTTACTTTAGAGCCTTTTAATCCTTATTTAAAAATAAATGAAAATAGAGAGTATAAAATTTTCCAAAGCTCTATTTCATCTTATGACTGCAAGCAAAAAGCTTGGGAGTATATTAACCAAAACCACCAATACATTAAATGAAACCCTTACTCCTAAAATTAATACACACGATTATTACTTCGGTTTTAATCGTGTTTTTCTTAACGCAAACAATCAAAATTATACTAGAATGGTAACAGAATTAGAAACATTAAAAGCCAAAATACAAGCTAAAGGATTTAAAGTAGAACATTACGAAAGTCCTATGCAGTTTAATATTTTGATACAAGCAAAAAATGGAGATCATTGTTTTGCTCGAATATTTACAGGCGGAAATTTAACTAAGCGTTTTGCAATTAAAAATGAAGCCTGTCTAAAAATGCAAGAACTAATCAATCAAAATTAAGTTATGGCTAGACCAAAAAAAGTAGGACTAGATTACTTTCCTCTTGATATTGATTTTTTTGAAGACATAAAAATTAGAAAGCTTATTAAATATCTAGGCTCAAAATCAATATCTATTTACACTTACATGCTATGTAAAATATATAAAGAAGGATATTTTATAAAATGGGACACTGAACTACCTTTTATAGTTTCGGAAGCTACAGGTTCTAAAGAAGAGTATGTAAATGAAGTTTTAAAATTTTGTTTAAAGAATCATCTTTTTTCAGAAGAACTTTACAATAAGCATAATATTTTATCATCAAAAGGAATACAAGAAAGATATAAATTAATATGCATAACAGCGAAAAGAAAATTCAATATTTCAAAATATAATCTAGTTAATTCGGAAGAAACCCTAGTTAATTCGGAAGAAACCCTAGTTAATTCGGAAGAAACCCTAGTTAATTCGGAATTTAGTACACAAAGTAAAGTAAAGGAAAGTAAAGTAAAGAATTCTTCTAACGAAGAATTAGAAAAAAAAACCACAAAAAAAATTGAGGTGGGGGTTTTTGAAAATTCAAATTTTGAAGAAACTCCAAATTCTACTTCACTTAAAAACTTTGAAAAAGAAAAAGAAAAAAGTTCCGCGAAAAAAGAAAAAGAATTGGAAGACTTAAAAAATTTCTTAGTTGAGAAAGGAGCGGACGATCAAGATGTTTCTGAATGGTTCAAAAAACGAATCGAAGAAAACAAACCAACCAAGAGATATTTCGTTGAAAAATTTACACTTGAATGCAAGAAAAATAATATTTCGGTTAAAGATGCAGTTTACGCTTGCGCATTCAACGGTTGGGTAAACTTTAATCCTCAGTGGATGTTAAATCAACAAAATTCAAAAACTTCAAAAAATGGAAGCAAGGAAGCAAACAACCCTAACGATCCAAAAATCGGAAGAGAAAACTTATCAGCCTACGAAAAGCTATACAAGCAAATCGCTGGAGAATAATTACAGTCCTTTGCAAGTTTTGAAAGAATCCTATCAAAATTTGAGAATAAAAGAGCTTGATAAGCAAGAAGTGACTGCGTATATTTCAAGAATTATCACCAAAGATATTTCACTAAAAAATATTCCAGAAAATAATTTTCCTTCGCAATTAGTCACGAATGACATCAAAAAAATGATCATGACTAAATATTCGGTTCTTACTCCTGTTGAAATTGAACTTGCTTTGGAAATGGAGAGGTATGGAGAGTTTGAAAAAAAATCTGAGCATTATCAATTCTATGGGACGGAATATATCGCAGAAATTCTAAAAAAATACTGCGCTTGGAAGTTTAAAAAAGCAAATGAGCATAATCTTTCAAGAGCGCCAGAAAGGCAAATTGAAGTTAAACCCGACCTAGAAAAAATAGAACAAGAATTTCTAAAAACGATTTTAAGCGAAATTAAGGCAAATAAAAAGTTTAGGTATATAGAATGTTATCTTTTGCTTAAAGATGTTCCAAATCGCTTTAAACCGACCAAAAAACAGTATGAATTGTTATTTAAACAAGAGTCTGATTTCTTAAAACTTCAAAACGATAAAAAAAATAATGATGAAAATGATAAAATCAGATTGAAAAAAATAATTCAAAATCAAAAATTATCATTTGAAGTTTTAGTAAAGCAAAGAGTGTATAACATAATAGTTTGTAATTGGTTAAATAAAACAATTATTCAAAATGACAAAAACAGATAAAAATAAATTCCTTGTTAAGATGACCATTTTAGCAAATCAAATGCTTTATGAAATGGATAATGCACAAGTAGATAGTCCGGAGTCAGAAGATTTAAAAAAAGTTGCTAGAAAAACATACACAGTACGCATTTGAACAACCTCTTTTATCTTCTACAACATTTATTCAAGATGTAGAAAACAAATTCGATACTGTGATACGTAAAACAGCAAAAGAACATAACATAAAACTATGAAAATGAAAGGAACAGATAATTTTAAAAAAGTAATTCAAAAACAATTATTTATCATTGCTGGTAAAGATGAATTATTTGCTAAATCTTTATTAAAAAATGATAAAAATATAGATGATTGCATCACATATATTTTAAATCAAGTCAAGGAATCAGGATGCAATGGATTTGCAGATGATGAAATTTTTAACATGGCAATTCATTACTATGATGAAGAAAATATAAATATTGGTAAACCAATTTCTGGGCAAGTAGTGGTTAATCAAACAAGTAGTAATTCAAAAAAAATACCAGTACAAGAAAAACCTTTAGAAAAAAAAGCTAAAGTGGTTAAAATGAATCAAGTTAACCAAATTTCAATCTTTGATATTCCAGGAGTATGAAACCAAGAACAAAGGCTCAAATAGAAATTTTTAATTTAAGTAAATTAGTTTTAGATGTTGCAGATAAAATTAAAAATTGGGCATACAAAGAATGTAATGAGCATATTGGATTAGCAACAACTAAAAATTTTTGGTGCATAGACTGTGGTAATGAACACTCACTAAGTTTAGTAAAAAATAATAAAATTATATGTCCGTCATGCAAAAGTAAATTAACAATAGAAAAATCCTTAAAAAGGAAGTATCATCAAAATTATAATGTTGCTTTTGCTGAAGTGTTAGGAGATTACCAGGTAATAAGAATATTTGAAGTTAATTCCTATCATCGAAAACATGAAAAACCAACTATCTATGTTCGCGAAAATATAATGCAATTTATTCCTTCTGATCATAGAAAAGTCCAATATGTAGCTAGGTCTGCAAGTATGGGTAGTTACGAACCTCGTTATGGTGATTTAGAAATAAGAAAACCACACGCATGGAAAGAAAGACTTTATAATCCGTTGCCGTATATGTTTCATCCGTGGTCCTCTTTTAAAGATGAGTATTCTAAATTAGGAGTAAATCATAATTTACAAGGTCTTACACTATTAACTTTAATAGATAATCTTAATTATTCTCAAGCTGAAACTTTACTCAAAGCAAAACAATACTCCTTGCTAAATTATTTTGGAACTGATAATAGAAGTCGAATAATTACATATTGGGCATCAATTAAAATAGCAATTAGAAATAATTATTTTCCGAAAGATGCAAGTATGTGGCTTGATTATATTTATCTATTAGATCATTTTAGGAAAGATATACGAAGTCCAAAGTATCTATTTCCAAAAGATTTAAATAAAGCCCATGATAAGTTAGTCGAAAAAAGACGTGTTATTCAGAAGAAATTAGAATTAGAAAAAAGAAAAAGAGAGTTAGAATACGACGAGAAAATTTACGCTAAAAAGATTCAAAATTTTTTAGGGATGGAATTTTCGAAAGGAGAATTAAAAATTAAAATTCTTGAGAGTGTAAAAGAATTTATTGAAGAAGGCGACACGCATAAGCATTGTGTATTCACAAATAAATACTACAATAAAGAAGACAGTCTCTTGTTTTCTGCAACCTATAAAGGCATGAGAATAGAAACTGTTGAAATTTCTATATCAAATCTTGAAATATTACAATCAAGAGGTTTTCAAAATAAAGCAAGTAAATTCAATAAGCATATTTTAAATTTAGTTAACGAGAATATGTTTCAAATAGAAGAGAGATTGTATAAATTTCAAGAAACAGCATAAAGTATAAAACTATGAAAAACATAATATTCAAAATAGCATTACTATTCAGTAATAAAGTATTAATTAAAAAACATTGGTAAAATGACGCGACAACAAATTATGAATAACTACGCTATAGAGCAAGGTTATGAGAATTGGGATTATTTAACTTTTGAAATTAGTGCATTCTTTTTAAAAGAACATATAAACAAAGTAATAGACTTAATTCAAAATGAGTTGAAGAAGAAGATAGCTAAAAATGTTCCTCCTGAATTTTTGTATGAACATGAATCTAATTTACATATTGGTTACAGAAGTGCGGCAAATGTGACAGAAGAATGGAATGATTATATAGCAAACATCTTAAACACAGAAAACTTATGATATTAGATGGAAAATGTTTAGAATATTTTGAGAAATGGATAATAGAAAATGATTATCCTATTTCAATTTGGGCGTTTAAAGAAGATAAAAATTACATTCATCCAACAGTTGCAAATGCACTGATAATTGAATTTTTTGATGGTGTAGGGGTTTATATAGATATAATAAGTAATATTAATACGTTTACTTTTGAAAGTTTTGTAAATGATGATTATATTGGATGGTATTACACACGCCAAGAAGCAACTGAGCAAGCTATAGTAAAAGCAAACGAAATTTATAACAAATAAATCTTTGCTGGTCAAAAATGACCAGCAAAAAACAAGAAAGGATTTTCTCTCCTTAAACTTCACTCAAACTTGAGTGTTTTTTTTGTTCCAAAAAGTTACAATAAAATACAGTTGTGTACAAAAGTTTACAAGTGAGTACAAATGTACACAACTGTATGTTAAAATATTGATTTTTAGTAAAATATAATACATTTACGTTTGTTTATTTAAAGTATTAGTTTAACCTTTACAGCTCAATTACTAGGAGAGGTTATTTGTTTTTATTTATGGTTTAGCCTCTTAAGAAATTAAGAGGTTTTTTACATGATTTTAATAGGGATTGATCCTGATGTTGACAAAAGTGGTTTTGCCTTAATTCATAATAAAAATTACGAATTACTAAACCTAACGTTCTTTGAACTTTTTGAGAAATTAAGAAAATTGAAAAATGATTTTCCGACAGAAGAAATAAGAGTTTTTATTGAGTGTGGATTTTTGAATAAATCAAATTGGCACAAGGTTAAAAAAGGATCTGCTTCTATAAATGCGAACATAGGAAATCGCACTGGAAGAAATCACGAAGTTTCATATAAACTTATTGAGATGTGTGAATTCTTAAATCTAACTTTTTTCAAGGTTAAACCAACCACTAGGAAAAGAGATAGTAAAGAATTTAAACTCATTACAGGAATAAGTAAAAGAACTAACCAGGAGCAAAGAGACGCTTTTATGTTAGTTTACGGAAGATAAACTCATTTTTTAATATTAATACTCTAAAAACACACATAAGATAAATTGAAGTTTTTTTGTTTTGTCTTTTTTATTCAGTTTATCGTGTGTTTTTAATGGAACAGGTAGCTCAGTTGGTAGTAGCGTTGGACTGAAAATCCAAAGGTCAAAGGTTCGAACCCTTTCCGTTCCGCAAAACTTATCCATCAAGAAGTTTTATATTTTGGGTAGAAAGCCAGTGAAGCGTAGTAGCTGGCTTTTTCATTAAGAATTTAATTTTAATAATCATAGCGCCAACAATTAAGGCAGTCGAGTAGTAAACTGCTATTTAACTGCCTTTTTTAATTTAATAAATGACAGAAGTAGAAGTAAATAGATTTAATTCAGAGAATGCTCAACATTTTCTAATATCAGACCTTCCAAAAAGGATTTCGATATTGGAAAATGAAAAGTATTTATTTCTACCTACAGAATGGACCAGCGATAATGATTTTATTGTATTAAAATTTAGAGCTGAGCAGATGGGTTATAAAATTGAATATGCCAACACAGCACCAAAATCATCAATTAAATTAATTTTTGATGAAATAGAAAGAGCAATTGAAGCTGTAACAAATCTAACTGCTACAGATTACTGCATACGAGAAAAAACAAATAATCTTCATAACGTAAGGTCTATTTATATCTACATCGCCAAAAAATATAAAATTGAATATTCTACAATAGCAACCAAGTTAAATAGAACAATTGATGCGATAAAAAAAACAGAAAAAAAACATGATGATATGTTTAGGTTTAATATCGAATATAGAAGACTGTATAATGATGTTATGACCATTATAAAAAATAACCAAGTAATTGAGAGAGTATGAAACCGAATGATGATTTTTTCAAAAGAGCAAATATTTCTAATGTCAGAGAAATGCGAGGAAATGGAGATATACCAATGTTATCTTCTAGGCTACAAAGAAGATTAGCTGAAAGATTAAAAAATAAACGTAAAAAGAAATAACCAATGAAACAAAGCAAATCAAATATCGTAAAAGAGTGGAAGTCATCTGATATAAAAATCAAGAAGGATTCTAAAGGTTTGCTTTGGGTTGTTCTTGGGAAAGAAAAAGTAAAGCTTCCTAAAGATTTAAAAGTAAAATCAATTACCCTTAGTCAAGCTGAAGGTTTTCTTGGCTTGGATAAAGCTATAAATGATTTGGTTGATGATGTTGAGAAGAATAAAGTAGGGCGTCCAACTGATTACAAAGTAGAGTATAATGAACAAGTTTATAAGCTTTGCTTGTTAGGTGCAACTGATTCGGAAATTGGCGATTTCTTTAATGTTTCAGAAGTAACTATCAATGCTTGGAAGAAGGAATATCCAGAATTTCTTAAGTCCATAAAAAAAGGTAAAGAATATGCCGACGCAAATGTTGCGAATAAACTTTACAACCGTGCTTTAGGTTACAAGCATGAAGAAGATAAAATATTCAACGATCAAGGAGTTCCTTTGATTGTTCCAACTGTTAAACACTACCCACCAGATACAACCGCAGCGATTTTTTGGCTAAAGAATAGACAACCTGCAAAATGGAGAGAAAAGCAAGAAGTAGAAACAACGATAAAAGTAGAACAACCTTTATTTGGTGATGATTAAACCTGTAGTAGAATTCAATGGTTTTAGATACACGACATCAATTAAGAAATTAAGAAAACTTAAAAAACGTATTCGTGTTATTCCTGGAGGAAGTTCTGCAGGAAAAACCTTTGGTATTCTACCAATTTTAATTGATACAGCGATAAAAACTCCAATGTTAGAGATTTCCGTTGTGTCAGAATCGGTACCACATTTACGAAAAGGAGCTTTGAAAGATTTTTTAAAAATCATGAAAGCTACAGGTCGTTACATTGATAAGAATTACAACAGGACATTATTAACTTACACTTTTGCAAATGGTAGTTACATTGAATTCTTTTCAGTTGATAATGAAGAAAGAGTAAGAGGTCCGCGTCGTAACATTCTCTACATGAATGAAGCGAATAACATTCGTTTTGATACTTATCATCAATTAGCTATTCGTACATCACATGAGATTTGGATAGATTTTAATCCGTCAAACGAATTTTGGGCGCATGAAGAATTAAGCGAAAAAGATAACGACGATGTTGAATGGCTGACACTTACCTATAAAGATAACGAAGCGTTACCAGAATCAATTGTCAATGAATTAGAAAAAGCAAGAACAAAAGCATTTTACAGTCCGTTATTACCAATTAATGAGCTTTTTAAAGAAGATAATATTAAGAATGCCTATTGGTCAAATTGGTGGAAGGTTTACGGGCTTGGATTACTAGGAGCTTTAGAGGGTGTAATATTTAGTAATTGGTCTAAAATTAAGAATATACCAAATGGAGCTAAATTACTAGGATTAGGAATTGACTTTGGTTATACGAATCACCCAACTGCTATTGTTGCTCTTTATAAGTATAACAATGAATATTACATTGACGAAATTGAATATAAAACAGGAATGAAGAATGATCAAATAGCTAGAAAATTAATTAAAAATGATTTTACTAGAAATGATAGGATGTTTGCAGATTGTGCAGAACCTAAGTCAATTGATGAAATTAATTCATTTGGGTTTTATATTAAACAAGCTCACAAGCCAAAAGGATCTATTTTATTTGGAATAGACGTTCTGCAACAACATCATTTTAATGTAACAGAAAAATCAACTAATGTTATTGAAGAATTAAGAAAGTATTGTTGGGACGTAGATAAAAACGGAAAGAAATTAAATAAGCCTATTGATGATTATAATCACGCAATGGACGCATTAAGATATATAGGAATAGAAGTATTACCACATAAAGTAGTAAGTAGAAATTCAAAGACTACCGACGACATATTATCAAGATTAAATTTTTAACTAACAAAATAAATTGGACGAATTATATGATTTACTAGGAATACCCAAAACTGATGGAATAAATAAACTTATTGAAGCTCTTAAACAAGGAAAGGACAAGACTGCGATTATCGCAGAAGCTATAAAACAGCTTGATCCGAATAAACATGACATCATGAACCCTTTCTTAAGAGATAAGCGTAATAAAAAAACAGGCGAAAAAGCAAAAGACAAAGAACTTGTTTCAATTGCTCTTGCTCTTCAAAAATGGATTGTCAAAAAAGAAAAAGCAATGATTTTCGGTAATACGCCGTTGCTCAAAGCTAATATTGGCCAAGATAATCAAATTCAAAAAGATATTTTAAAAGCTATTGAAAGAATTCTTCATGACAATAAAGAATCTTCATTTAATCGTAAAATTGCCGAATCTGTAGGTTCTTACACAGAAGGCGGAGAAATTTGGTATTTAAGAGAAAAAGAAGAAAATCATTCTTCTTATGGATTTGATACGAATATAGATGTTAAAGTAATGCAGTTAACTCCAAAAAACGGAGAGAACTTATATACTTTTACTGATGATTTTAACGACTTAAAGGCATTTTCTCGTAACTATTCAAAAAAGGAAGACGGAAAAGAAGTTGATTATTTTGAAGTTTACACAACTAGTAAAACATATATTTTTAAACAAGATAATTCTGAATGGATACTTCTTGAAGGTTATCCGCAGGAACAAATACTAAAGAAAATACCTATTGCATTTGCTGAGCAAGAACATACTTCTTGGTATGACGTACAAAAACTTATTGAACGTTATGAGCAATTAATCTCAGATCATGGAGAAGTAAACGACCGAAATGCTTATCCAATATTATTAATCGAAGGAGAATTGGTTGATTTTTTAGAAAGAGGACCAGGGGGAGGTATAAAATTAGAAAACGGATCAAGTGCTAAATATTTATCTTGGGATAACGCTCCAGCATCTATTAAACTTGAAATTGAAAACATTGTAAAGAATATTCAATTAATTTCTCAAACCCCTAACATCTCATTCGAAGAAGTTAAAAATCTTGGTGCATTATCTGGTACAGCTTTAAAGATGTTGTTCCTTGACGCTCATCTTAAGGTAATGGAAAAGAGAGAGATTTATGACGAGTACTTGCAACGTAGAATCAATATCATCAAAAGAATTTTAGCAACTCTTAATCCAACTTGGAAAAAGGAAATTGATGATATGATTATTGAACCAGAGATTGTTCCTTTTATGGTTGAAAATGAAAAAGAACAAGTTGAGATTGCTTTATTAAAGAACGGGAATAAACCTTTAGAATCTCACGAGAAATCTGTTAAAGATTGGCAAGGACAAGATACCGAAGATTACGAACAAATTAAAAAAGAAGAAAAAGAATCTGCTAACGTAGGTTACTTTTCTGCTGAGGAAGTTGAATAGAAAATTATAGATTATGATACAAGTTACAGGTTATAAAACAGAAGATAAAAATATTAGTCTAATTGTCGAAGGTAGTGAAATGGGTGTTTCTTTCTCTAAATTCGACAGCATTGATTTATTCATGAAAGAAGTTAAAGGCAAGGTTTTTAATTCTGATGATGATTTACGTCTTTATATTCATGAATTCATAAGTAAAAATGAAAGTGAAAGAATTACTATTTCTAAATTCTTATTGGATGAAAAAATAGGTTATTTGAAAGATTGTATAGAAAGAATTGACACTTATTTAGAAAATACTCATTTAACTGAAAGCGAAAGAAATTTTTACTTTGAAAAAGCAAAAGAATATCATGCAGAATTAAAAGGGTTTAATTGGGTATTAGATAATAGAGATTTGTTTAAGTATTTATTGGAAGAGAAATAGGATTATGACGAGTATAGAAAAAGCTGAAAAGTTATTAGGAAGAAGATTAAAACAAAGAGAAGTTGTTTTAATTAATACAATTTATGATGAAAATACATTTGATATGTATATCCATAATGGAAGGTTAGCTTTAAAGAGAAAAAAGTAAAACCATATAGTTATGACAAGATTTTCAATTGATGTAGAATACAAGATAAACGATACTGTTTATTGCAAAACAGATATGGAGCAAAGTCCTGGTCTAGTATTAGGTTATAGAATTACCAATTTAGGAGTTGAATATATAGTTTCTTTAAATTCTGAAACAATGATTTTTAATCCTTTGGAATTATCAAGTGTAAGAACGATTTATTAAAAAAACAATCAACCTGCTATCGGTTTTTCCGATGGTAGGTTTTTGATAAACTTATCAAAAACCCTTAAATAAGTATGAAAGCAAAAGAAATGACTCCAAGCCAATGGGTTGATTTTAAATTATTATTTACAACTAAAGACGGTTTAATCCGTTTAATTAATAATATTTTAAAGTTCGAAAAAGTTAAACAAAGAATTGATTTTTACAACGAAGCATTAATTTATATTGGCAAATCATGACAATCGAACAATTTATAATAGAGAACGAACTTCAAGCAAGAGTAAGCTCAGCAAAACAATTAAGACGAGTTGAACTATTATTTGAAAAGTATTTATCCGAAATAATACGATTATACGGATTTAATGCTAATCTTGATGATTTGACACCTCAATTAAAAAAAGAGTTCGAAAACCTAACAAAAAAGCTGTCTATTGATCTTGAAAAGCGAATAAATGTTGCAACCAAGGAACAATGGTTGCTTGCTCAGTCAACAGCAACTAAATTCGTAAATACTTTTTTTGAGGTTGATAATCTTAAAGAAGCTACTCAGCAAATATTCAGAAATACTCATTTAGAACAATATTTCGAAGCACAAAAGAGTAGGTTAAATAAATTTAAGCTATCAGATAGAGTTTGGAAGTATTCTAAGCAATTTGAAACGAATGTTATTGACGCTTTTGAAATAGCTCTTAAAAATGGCGATTCAGCTCAAAAATTAAGTAGAGATTTAAAACAGTATCTTAAAAATCCAGACGCTTTATTTCGTCGTGTACGTGATGAAAAAGGAATGTTACATCTTTCTAAAAATGCTACTGCTTATAATCCTGGCCAAGGAGTTTATCGTTCAGCTTCTAAAAATGCTTTAAGACTTGCAAGCTCAGAAATTAATGCGTTTTACAAAGAAGCTGAAAACACAAGATGGGCCAGTATGGATTTTGTTGTTGGAATTGAGATTAAACGCTCTAATAATTTCTTTGATTGTAAGATTTGCGAACCATTAAAAGGAAAATATCCAAAAACATTTAAATTTAGCGGTTGGCATACTCAATGCCGTTGCTATCAAATTCCAATCTTAAAACCAATCGAAATGTTTACTGATGAATTAAAAGGAGCTGTAAAAGAAGATTATTCTCATTTAGGTAGCTTTCAAAAAACAGAGATAACAAAAATGCCTGCAAATTTTGTCAACCATTTAAACAAAAATGCAGGCAAATACAAAGGATATAAAACTATTCCATATTGGGTTAAGGGGTGATGATTATATATTTTATTTATTAAATACATTTAAGATTATTGTATTTAGATTCAATTTCATTAATTAATATTTCCAAATTTTCACCAGTTTTTTCTTTAAAAATTGTTTTTAATTCAGTTATGTTGTTAATTTTTTTCACAAAGATATTTTCGTAATATACTTCATAGTTACTATTTTTTTTAATATTAATAACTTCGAATAATTCGTCAAATTGATTGTATAAAACACCTAATTTAGAATAAGTAAAATAATAATCAAACAATAAAATTTCATTGAGACTGTTATTTTTTTCTTTCATAATAATTCTAATTTATCACCAAAAATAAAACACAATTCCAAAATTACCTTACGGTTTTCCGTAAAAAGCACTTTTTTTCCACGACTAACTTACGACTAACTCACTCGTTTTTATAATAATCAACCTAAAATCGCAGGTTATTTTTGTTTTAATCAAAATGAAATTTAAATCTCATTATAATGAAACAAAAATTACTTGAGTTACTTAATGCTAAATTCTTAGGTAAAGGCACTCGAAAAGATGTTTTGGCACAATTAGCAACCGCTTTTTCGTTACAAGCAACAACAGAAGAAGAAGCTCAGGCACTTGTCGACAAGTTAACAGATGAACAAGTAACTGATTTTCAAAAAGAATATCGTTCGGAAATTGACTCGGAGATTTCTAAAGCTACTAAAACAGCTCTTGAAAAAGCTGGTAAAGGAAGTGGAGGTGATCCGGAGCCAAAAACAGAAGAAGGAGAAGGGAATCCTGATCCAACGGATATAGCAACAATTGTTGCAAATGCAGTAGCAAAAGCGACAACTCCATTAATGGAAGAAATTTCAGCTATTAAATCTGGTAAAACAACCGAAACAAGGCTTTCACAGATTAACGACATTTTAAAAGATGCTAAAGATGAAACTTTGAAAAATACTACTTTAAAGAATTTCAGACGTATGTCTTTTGAAAATGACGAATCTTTTGCGGAATACTTAACAGAAATTCAAACAGATGTTACGACATCAAATCAAACAATTACTAATCAAGGTTTAACTAATCATCGACCAGGTACAGGAGGAGCTGGAAACGGCGGAAAGCTTTCTGATTCTGATTATGATGCAATGGTTTAATAATCTTTAAAATCAATTTAAAATGACAAAAGGACCATACGTTGAATTAACGAGTTCAAAAGAATATCCAACAAATGGAAAAGATCAAGTTGTTTGGAGAAATAAGCTTGGTTATTATAATGGAGGAAGAACATTAGATGTAGCTAATCTTACAGATACTGCAATATACGCAGGACATATTATTGTTAGAGATAAAACAACAGAAGTATGCAGAGCTTTAGAAGTTGCTGATGATACATTTAGCGATATTAAAGAAAATGATGAAATCTTAGGATTAACAGTTTCATCTGTACCTAAAGAAAAAGCATTTGTAAGTATGGTTACAATTGGAATAGCAGCTGAAAATGCTTTACCATTTAAAATGACTGCAGAACTTAAAGAGAAAGTTCAAAAAGCATTGCCAGGTTTACAATTTCATAAATAACAATTAAAAATATTATAATGGGACAAACACAATCATTATTTTTAAATTATACAGAAGCTCATTATGCCGACTATATTTTAGCTAAGCATAGAAAAATCAATGGTATTTCAGAAGGAGCGATTAAACCGTATTTATTTCAATCAAAATTAGATACAGTATATTCTGCTGATGGGAATTGGTCTTCTATTACTGGTCTGTTTAAAAACGTCTTAGCTGATTACGTTGATATTGATTCTCCGGCGCCTTTAAAAGCTCGTGGTACTCGAGGTGTAGCGCAGGGTGAAATTCCAGACATTTCTAATAAATACGTAAAATCTGCAAAGCAGTTGCGTCAAATTAGAACTATGATCGCTTCTTTTTCTACTAATCCAGCGCTAGGGGCTGATTATGAAAAACAGATTATTCAAGAGTTATTTCGTGATGATGCTAATTCATTACAAAATGTTTATGAGCTTCATGAGTATTCTTTTTTATCTGGTTTTTCAAATGGTGTTTTAGAGGTAGAGCGAAATATTTCGGCTGGTATTACATTAAGAGCAGATTTTAGATACATTAAAAGCCACGACTTTAAATCAGCAAACTTTACAACAATTACGGTTGAGGATGTTAATAAAATATCTGATAAAGCTAAGGCTGATGGGAATACATTAGTTGAAGTTTATATCGATAATACTGCTATGGCAAAGATTAAAAAAGATCCATCGTTTAAACAGCAATTTGCTTTTAGTAAAGATATAGTTGCGGACGCTGATAAGCTACCAAATCTAACATCTAATAAAGTTAAAGATTTTTTCAAAGATGAATGGGGAGTAACAGTTGTTACAGATGGGGTAGATAGAACTTTTATTGCTCAAAAAGACGGTGTAGACACAACGGTTAAGCCATGGGCAGAAGGTGTTATGGTATTTACTTCTTCAGTTCAAGTAGGTTCTTTAGTTTGGTCTCATACAGAAGAATATTTTGCGCCTACTGAGGCTGTAAAATATCAATTAGCTGGACATGTATTAATGAGTAAGTTCGGTACAACTGATCCTAAGTCAGAAGGTACAAAAGCAGAAGCTAGAGCTTTACCTGTAATTGGTGCGGTTGAAGGTATTTACAGATTAGAAACTGTTGACTCAACAGAAATTCCAGAAGGCTAAAATAAATTATCATGTCAAAAGTAACAATCACTAAAAAATTAGTAGAAGAAAATTCTCAGTTAGCACAATTGCTAGCTGAGAAAAACATCGCAGTAGGATCTAAAATTGAACAATCTGAATTAGATGATTTGTATAAAATTTTAGAAACAACTGAGCTGTACGAATTAACTCAAGAAGATTTTGACAAAGAACCAGGTCTTACGGAAAAAGGTTTTGAAGTTGGTCAAGTAATTCGAGTTAAAAAGAAAGAGCAAGCTGGAGAAGTAAATACGTCTAACGTAGAAGAAAATCCACAGAAGGGCATTGATATCCCTCTGTTAAAACCTTCTTATGTTGTTATTTCTCGTTTCGTAGACAAACACAACAAGTCTAAGATTTTTGAAACTGGAGAAACTGTTCCTGCTGATTTCGATGAAGACCGTATTACAGATTTATTAGAACGTAAATTAATTGAATTAGCGTAATGACAAACAAAGAATATATACAAAGTATTTTGTCAAGGGTTGGAGCAAACGAAACTGATACAGAAATTTTATTTGCAGAAAATCCAAGTTTAGTTCCAGATGCAAAACTAAGCCTTGCAGATTGCCAAAATGCTTTGTACGATTCTTTTAGTTCATGGATTCCTATGTATTCAAGTCTTTCAGAAGGAGACATGTCTATTACTTGGAATTGGAACTCAGTTAAAGCAATTATGAGTCAAATTTCTAAGAAGTTAGGTAAGGATAATCCTTTCGATGATATAGATAATAAGCCAAAAGCAAAAGCATTTAGACCATGGGGGGATTAGGTCATATTCACTATTTATTTGTTCATGATGTTTCTATTATTAAAGATGAAGAAACTGGAGAAGCTGTTGAGGTTGATAACGGTTTAAAATTCATTGGAAAATGTCGAGAACAAGTAAATGGAAGTGGTCGCTTAATAGCTGGAGTTGATGGAAATATGATAACATTTAATTCTGTTATTCATTTAGATAAAAATGTTGGTCCTATTGAAGTAGGTAAAGAGGTTGTTATCTCTAACGATCCTACAGGCAAGGATATAAGAATTAAAGGTAGTGTACTAAGGTTTACACAAGGATTATTACACAATAGATTATGGGTTTAAAAGCGAATTTCAGTAATAATGATTTAAATAATTTTCATAAGAAGATTGAGCAAGATATTTTAAATAAATCTATTGAAGCTTATAAATATCTTGGAGAATTAATTGTTTCTCATGCTAAAAATAATGTTGGCTTTAAGGATCAAACAGGTAACCTTAAATCATCTATTGGATATGTTCTTTTTGTTAACGGTCAAGTTTATAAAGAATCTTACGAAGGTAAGCAGGAAGGAATGAAAGCGGGGAAAGATATAGCTAGAGAATTAGTTTCATCATTAAGAAAAATGCCAATTGTATTAGTTATTACTGCAGGAATGAATTATGCTTATCAAGTAGAAACAAAAGGTTATAATGTTATTACAGGTTCTGAAAATTACGCCAAACAAACAGCTGAAACAATAATCAGACAACTTTTAAACTCTTAACCTATGTACGATATTTTTGACGCAACCGAAATGCTTTTTAAAGCTTTAAATGTTCCAGAGGTTACAAATGCTATAAGTGGCGAGTTGTGTATTGGTGGTCGTCCTTTAAATTCACAGAAAGAAGACATTGTTGTGAATACCATCACTATAACAACTATTTCAAAGCCACAATTAGCCACATCTAATATCAACATTCATGTAAAGGATAGTGTAACTGACAAAAAACCAAATACAAAGCGACTTAAGGATATTTCACGAATCGTAAGAAAGGTTTTTGAATCAAATCAATTCATCGGTAAATCTGTCTATATATCTGACCTAGGAATGTTACAAGAATCAGAACGAAAAGAACATTACGTAAATCTTCGCATACAATGGAGGATTTACGATACAAAACAAAATTAATTAATCAATTATAAAAATTTAAAATTATGCAAAAATACACATTTGGTTTAGCATCGATACTTGTTGCCGCTGTATTAGATACAGGTTTAATGCCTGCAATTGCAGACATGACTAAAATAGGAGAGGTATTAGAAGGTACAGCTAATATTGCTCAAGAAGAAGGAACAAGAAATGAATTTAAAGAAGAAGGAGTTTCTGCTGCTAAAGTAATTATTAAAAAAAATGGGGCTTTTTCTTGGACTTTTAATATTATGAATGCTGATCCTGAAATGTTCTCAGAGTACATAGGAGGAAGTTATAATGCTACAACTAAAGAATGGGAGTATAAAGGAGAAAATACAACAATTTATAAATCAATCTTTATCAAGCCAAAAGAAGGTTTGTATTGGAAAGTTCCTAAAGCTGAGATTTCTGCTGTTGTTGCTGGAGAATTAAGCGAAGAAGGATTGGTTACTCTTAATTTTACTGTAACAGCAGTATCTCCTGGTGATGATTTAGTTATGCTTATGGCTGGTTTGGTTTCTAATTTACCACCAGAAGGCTGAAGAGAAATAAACCTTAAATCCGTATCGGCTAAAGATTTAATTTTTCAAGTTTCTGAAAAAGATAAAGAAGAATTAGGAGGTTCAAACAAAGATTTTGAAATTAATTTTAACCTTAAATTTCAAGAAGATTACAGTAAAGTATGTGTTTATGTACTTGGTAAGAATCAAAGTGACGAAGGTGTTTTAATCAATTATAAAGTTTTTGAAGTTAGTCAAAAAACAATTACAAGTAAAATAGATTTCAATATTAATCTTTCGGATTATAAAGATATTTATTGTGTTGTTTATGACGAATTAACAGATTTAAGGATAGATTCATTTGATGTAAATGAAATGAATTTTTCAGCAAAATAATAATATACAAAAAGACTTATTTTTATTAAAGTAAGTCTTTTTTTATGCTAATAACTTCCGACTAACTTACTTTATTTCTATACGTTACTATTATAGTTGAACTATAATTTTACTTCATTAATTAATATAACACATTGTACAATGGCAGACGATAGAAAAATAACGATTCAAATCGATGAATCGATAAAAAATAGCATTTCTCCAACACAAACGCTTGATGAGTTAAATAAATTGCCTAATGGTAGTTATTACGCAAAAGAAGCTGGAGTTTATGCTTTTGGTGTGACTGTTGAAGACAATCAAATGATTATTTTCAATAAAAAAGGAAGTGATTGGGTTGTTTTAAGTAAAGTTGAATTTCCAAGTAATGAAATTGATGTTAAACAAAATTATGACTCTACTAGTACAGATGCTATTAGTGGTGCTGGAGTTGCTGAAGCTCTTAAGGATGTAGTGATTAAAACTAATACTGTAGAGTATGTAAACATTTTAACTACATTAGATACAACCAATAATGCAGGTGTTAACATGGTTGTTAATAGTGATAATATTAATATTAAAAGCAACGGTACTTCTGGTTGGAAAAATATTAATCTGTTAACAGATAATGGAAAATATTTTAAATTAGGGAATGAATATTTACTAGTTTTTGATTTGATTGTAAACAAAAACAGCTTAACAGAAGGAACTACGTCTTCGGCAGGGAATAATAGATTTACAATTAATGCCAAAGCTAACTCATCAAGTAAAGGACTATCAAAAACTTTAACCTATACATCTTCAGTTGTTACTGGAGAAAGGCAATTAGTTTATAATTCCATTAAAATAGATAATGAAGATAATTTTATTGATACAGCTAGATGGGTAACTATTCAATTTGGGAATTACACTGTAGAACAAGATTTTGATATAAATATATACGCTGTTAGTGTTGTAAATCTAACAGAATGGAATTTAAAAAAAGATGAAGCATTTGAGTTAGTCAAAAAAAATGGGATTAAAAATAATAATCCAGGAGGTACTGTTATTCATGGCACTGCTGAAAGAGCAGAGGTTGCTAGTTACGCAGAGGTTGCTGGCTCTATAAACAATCTAAATATAAGTTCAACTATTGATTTATGGGGAGATTCGCTAGTCGCACAAGGGTATGGAGATATTATTTCTAAGTTATTAAATAGAGGTGTGGTTACTCATGGGTTTGGAGGAAAAAAATCCTCTTATATACGTGATAAATTTTTAGCAGATGAAAATATAACAAAGCGTCCTCAGGTAATAAATATTGGTAGGAATAATTATATGGATTATGATACAGTTATCAATGATATTAGAACAATGGTTAACGCTATGGGACATAATAATTTCCTAATATGTATGCCACCTAACGGGGATTATGGAACAATTAATGGAAATGCAAGTTCGTTAGGCGAGCTAAAAGGAGGTACTAGATATGATGTTTTTATACGAATACAGAATTGGTTGAGCAACGAATACGCTAATAATTTTTTAAACACAAGAGAGGGAAGTATATATTCATATAATATGGGTGGTATTAAATTAGTCAATGAGTTTGTTCAACCTGCTTTAAATGAAGATGTGACTATTCAACTAAGTAATACTTCTATTTTTTCTAATTTAAATTCTGCTGACATAACTAAATTCGGAGAAGAGTTTATGAATAAAGTAGTTATTGGCATGAATGGCGTATATGATATATACTCTATTGTTTCTGTAGATTCATCAACTCAACTAAATTTAAAGTTAATTGAACAGAATAGAATAACAAGTGGAAATAATGTCAGTAACCTAACTGATGATGGAGGAGATAGCTCAGTTATATATTTAAACATATTTCTATATGCTGATTATATTTTAAGAGATTATGACACTACTCAATCTTCATTCAGAATAGATGGAGTTCATATGTCTGAAGCAGGAAAAAATTGCTTAGCAAATGTTGTTGCAAGGAAAATAAATTCTATAAAAATATAACAACCAAAAAACCAGAGCAATTAAGTTCTGGTTTTTTATTGTTGTTCCGACCAACTTACGACTAACTCAACCTAAAACACACCTCTTTTCTTCTTTTCCTAACCGATTTTTGTATAAAGTCAACTGAATGGAAAATAAAGAACTACAAAGAAAAGAATTAGACATATTAAACGATGTTCCTTTTGTATTTGAATTAGAATACAACAAGAAAAAAACAATCCAAGAAAAGAAGTTTTTCGGTCTAATCACTGCAAATAAAACTATCCACGAAAAGGTAAAAGAAGAATTTAAAATCTATCCTTTACGCTTGTCTACTATGGACAGAATGGCTAAATACCAAATAGAACTGTATTTGGATAAGTCAAAGTTTGAAAAGGAAAATAAAGACGTAGATACTTTCAACGAGATGAAACTTGTTGCGTTCAATAACGCCGATGCAATGGCTAGTATTGTAACTATAGCTGTTTTAGGTGCTGATTATTCAGAAAAGAAATTCCAGAAACTGAAAAAGGTTTTATACGATAATCTAACACCATACAAACTTGAATTAATCACTAATGAAATTCTTAATTATTCTTCATTAGCAAATTTTCTGAACTCTACGGTAGCGATGTCGACGAAAACGACGATAAGTCCAAACGAAGTAGAGTAAAAGGAATGAGGTCTACATACGGAACAAGAGCTTCTATATGTAATCATTTCAATTGGACTTTAGATTATTTAGAAAATGGAATTAGTTGGGCAAAGGTTCAGAGATTAATGGCGGATATGCCTTCTTACGATTATGATGATAAAGAATCTGATAGTAATAACAATAACTCCCAAGTAAATAAACCTGTGAAAATCACTGAACAAAATGCAGGTGATATTTTAAAAATGTTTCAATAACAAAATAGCAGTAACAAATGGAAATTAAGAACGGAGCACTCGGATATACCCTAACATTAGATAACAAGCAAGTACAACAAATTTTAGCACAAACTAGAGCAGATTTTGCACGCACCAATGAATACGTAGCTTCAGAAATGGATAAGGTACAAAGCAAGATGAGTAGTATCGCCGTTCTTGGTGGTAGTTTTCTTTCTATTGCTGCTGCAAAGGGTTTTGTAACTGAATTAATTCATGTACGTGGAGAATTTCAACAAATAGAGAATGCAATTGAAACTATTACAGGTTCGCAAGATAAAATGAATAGCCTAATGACTGAATGGAAGGATTTAACCTTGCGTTCGCCTTTTAGATTATCTGAAATTGCACAATCTGGAAAGCAATTACTTGCTTATGGTGTTGAAGTTGAAAAAGTAACAGATGATATTGAAATGCTTGGAAATATCGCTTCGGGTGTTTCTGCTCCAATCAATGACATTGCTTATTTGTACGGAACTTTAAAAACACAAGGGCGAGCTTATCAACAAGATATTAATCAATTTACAGGTCGTGGTATTCCAATTATAAAAGAATTAGCAAAACAATTTGGAGTTGCTGAAAGTGAAGTTAGAGCAATGACTGAAGCTGGAAAAATTGGTTTTCCAGAAGTTGAAAAGGCTTTACGTGCAATGACAAGTGAAGGCGGTCAATTCTTTAATTTAATTGGTAAACAAGCAACTACTTTAACAGGTGCTGTTAATCGTTTAAAACACGAATTTGAGTTAATGTTTAATGAGATTGGAACTGATACGGAAGGTTTACTTTCTGGTGGTATTAATGTTGTTACTCATCTTGTTGAGAATTATAAGGAAATAGGAGAAACTTTAAAGTCTTTAGTTTTAACTTATGGAGTGTATAAAGCTGCAGTAATAGCTGTTAGTACTTTTGAAAATGTAAGAAGCAAAACAGTATCTGCTGAAATAGCGAACTTATCAAGAAAAGATAGATTAGAATACCGGTTACTAGAAAGAGCCTTAAATCAAGCACAAGCTAATTTAAATTTAGCTCAGACAGAGCTTGCAAATGGTCAAGCTGTTTTAACCACTATGAGAGCTGAAGTTTCGGCATTAGCAGTGAAAAAACAAAAAGCTATTGCTTCGGCAATTGAAGCAAAGAATAATGTGATTGAGCTTCAAACAAAATTAGCTAATGCAAGAGCTGAATTAGCCGCAATTGAAATGACGGGAACAGCTAGACAGGTATCAATCGCACAAAAAAGAGTTGAGAAATTAGAAAATGCTGTTATAGGAGCTCAAGAAAAAGAGTCTATTACTAGAAAGGCGGCGTTAGGTCAAACGCAAGTCTTTAACAATGCACAGCTTCAATTAGAAAATCAAGCTAAAAAAACAAACATTGCTCAAACAGCAGTTGCTAATGCTCAGGAAGGTGTTTCTGTTGTAACAAAGAATTTAAATTCAAAAGCTACTGCTAGATTAACTTTACTTCAACACGCACAAGTTTTATCTGTTCAAGCTGCTACAAAAGCACAAGCTTTATTAAACGCTACGATGCTTAATAATCCAGCAGTTTTATTAACTATTGGTTTTGCCACTTTTGCAGCTATTTTATACAAAACTATAACGGCACTTGATGCAACAGAAAAAGCACAACAAAAAGTTATTGAAGCAGAAGGAGAAGCTCAAAAATCAATTGCAGCAGAAAAATTAGAACTTGAAAGACTTATTGAAATTGCAAAAGATGAAACTAAATCGAAAGAAGATCGTGAAGCAGCTATTAAAAAATTGAATGAAATATCTCCTAAATATTTAGGTCAATTAGATTTAGAAAACATTAACACGAAGTTAGCTACAGACGCTGTAAGAAATTATACAAAAGCTTTGTATGAAAATGCTAAAGCTAAAGCGTTACAATCTTCTTATGAAGGTTTAGTTGCAAAAGAGCAAGATGTGTGGACAGATTTTTATAAAAACAGTTCAAATCCAGATTTAATGCAAAGAGGTTCAAATGCTTTTTGGAAGGTATTTGGTGTTGAAACTAAAGAGATAAAAAATGAATTAGACTTAAGGAATCAGATTATTAATCTTTATGGAAAAGAAGCTGTTAAAAATACAAAAACATACGAAAGTTATGTAAATAAATACCTTAAATCAATTGGGTATGATGATTTAGTAAGTATTAGAGAGCAAAGAGATATTATTGGAGAGAATTTAAAAGGAATGTCTACTGACCTTGAAAAAAAGACTAAAAAAGATGCCGAAATTCAAAATAAATCTACTACTCAAAACAAAGCATATTGGGAGAAAGTAAAAAAAGAAAATTCTGACGCAAGAGATGCGTTAGGAGATAACGCTAAAGGAAGTAAAGAATGGACTAGGTTAACTAAAGAAATTGATAATGCAAATAAAAAGATTGAGCTTTATAATGATTCTTATAAAAAAAACAAATCTCCTAAAAAATCAGACGATCCTGTAGAAATCTTCAAAAAGCAGGTACAAGGTATGAAAGACGAATACGACCGTTATGTAAATTACATGAATACGGACGATATTGTTCTTAAAGCTACTGCTGAATTTAAGTTTTTATCAGTAAAAAAACAAGGAGCTAACTATGAAGAATACTTGCGTAATGTTCAAAAGCAATTAGCTAATGTAACTAACAAAACTAAAGTACAAGTTAAGGAGCTGCAATATGTAAATGATGAACTTTCTAAAATTATTGATTACAATGCTTTCGACAAGTACAAAGAAGGAATAAACGAACAAGTTGATTCTTCTGAGAACTTACTTAAAGCTATCGGTTTACTTCAAGAAGAAAAGCAAAAGTTTGCTAATTCATCTAACCAGAATGATAAAGATAAATTCAAATTTCTTGATGAAAAAGAGATTGACGTTATCAAAAAAACTGATGATGCAGCGAAGTCTTTAATTAAAACTTTAACTGAAGAAGCTAATCCTTTAGATACGATTAATAAAAAGTTTGATCAAGAAATAGAACTTCTTAAATATAAGCTTGAAAAAGCTAAAACAGATATTGAAAAGGAAAGTATCAAAGTAAATATTGAACAAGTTGAAAAGAAAAGAACAGAAGCTTTAAAAGATACGCCAACGAACAATGCTGAAGTAAATGAGATTCTTAAAAAATATCAAACACTAGAGCAAAAAAGACAGAAAATTGTTGACGATTCTAATGAAGAAATCAAAAAAATTGAAACGAAAATGTTCAAGGAAGTTGATTCTGATAAAATTACTAGTTACACTACAACCATCAATGAAATCAAAGCTAAACAAAAAGAAGCTTTACAAGCTGTAGATTCTGAAATTTTAAAGAAATCAAAAGGCTGGATTCAAATATTTGGTGATTATTCTAATAAGTCTGGAGTTCAATTACGAAAGATTCTTGATCAAATACGAACTGAATTGAATAACCCTAAATCAATGCTTAATGAACAAGATAAAAAAGCTTATCAAGATCAGTTTAAAGGGATTAAGGAAAAGCTTGAAAAAGATAATCCTTTTGATGCTTTAATAAGTTCTTTTGATGTTTTTAAAGATAATCTTAAAAAAGGTTTTAAAGATATTGATGGAAGTGTCAATTTAGATAGTATTCGTGGACTAATTAATGACGCTCAAGGAGCATTAAACGAAACTTTAAATATTGCAGAAGATTTAGGAATTAATGTTTCAGATTCTACAAGAGATGCTGTTGAATTAGGCGCAAACTTATTCGAAGCAGGAACTCAAATCGCAGAAGGTATTGCCACAAATAATCCCGTTCAAGCTGTTCAAGGTATTTTAAAAGCAGTGACTTCTATTTTTAAAGCTAATGACAAGAAAAAACAACGTCAAATAAAACGCTACCAACAAGCAGTTGACGATTTAGCTAGATCATTTAAAAATCTTCAATATGAAACAAGCAAAGCTTTAGGCTCTGACACTTATAAGGATCAAAGAGCGATGCTTGATAATCTTACTCAGCAACAGAATGAGTATCGTAAGATGATTAAGACTGAACAGTCTCGTAAGAAAACGGATCAAGGTAAAATCAAAGAATGGCAACAAGCAATTATTGAGATTGACCAAGCTAAACAAGATTTACTTGAAAGTCTTGCTCAAGATGTTTTACAAACTAATGCAAAAGATTTAGCTAGTACTCTTGGCGATGCTTTGGTTGAAGCATTTGGAAAAGGAGAAGATGCAGCAAAAAGTTTTGAGAAAGTAGCTAATGATGTTTTAAAGGATGCTATTGTAAATCAACTTAAAAAGAAATTCTTAGAAGATCAGTTGCAAACTGCCCTTGACCAACTTTACAAAGATATGGGAGCAGATAATCAAGGTAACTTTAATTTCGATGGACTTACACCAGCTGAACAGCAAAAATTCAAAGATGCAATTAAACAGATTTCTCAAAACTTTTCTGGAGCATTAGAAATGTATTCGGATCTATTCAAAGATTTAGAAACTGATCCAAATCAAGATTCATTAAGTGGAGCTATAAGAGGGATGTCTGAACAGGAAGGTAACATAATGTCTGGACACCTAAACGCTACTAGAATTTTAACTAAAGATATTTTAGACACAATAAAAGAAGCCAACAAACAACGTGATTTATCAAGTAAGATATTAATGCAACAACTTGACAGATTAGCAAATATAGATAATAACACTAGAGTAATTGAGCCATTATTAACCAAATTAATAAACAGATTAGATAACGCAGGACGTGCTTATGGATTTTAATAAAATAAAAGAAGAAGCTTTAAAGAGAGCTGTTCAAAACGGTATATGCAAAGAATGGGAGGAGAGAATAAGAAACTCTCAATCTTTAGATGAGCTATTAGATATGTATATAAAAGGAATTGACTTTTCTTTTTCTACTGAGTTTTTATCAAATGATTTCTTTAGAAGGAATTGTAAAGGCAACATGGAGCATAAAGGTATTTTCCTTGATGATAATCCGATTTTAGAAAACACTAGAGAGGTTGTTTGTCTTGGCGATTCAAGATTAACTTATTTAGGTAATCAATATCTAGTTTCTGAAATAAGATTAAAAGATAGAACTAAAGCTAAAATAGTAGCTAAAGACAGTGCTTTTATCATGATAGATATCTTTGATAATGTTGAGGTTGAAATTGAAGCATATGACAAATCAAAAATATGTGTAAATGTTTATAAAGGAGCTAAAGTGATTAATTCAAAACAACTAGATAATAGTTATGTAAAAATAGTTAAGAAACAAACTAAAACTTATAAGTAATGGCAGTAGTAGTTTATTTATTAGATAATACCCCATTTAAAAACTACAATGTATTTGTTTCTGATTCATCTGGAATTTTCGATAAAACAAAATTCAAAGAAGGAACGAAAAAAGATTGGTCCGACGAACATGGTTTTGATATTGATTTACAAAACAGATTTAAAGATTCAAGAGCAATTACTATAAGCTGTTTTATTCATGCTAAGTCTATTTCTGAATGCATTACAAAATACAATGATTTTTTAAATGCTATAGATAAAAAAGGTAGCAGAAGGTTATCCGTAATTATTGATGATAATTTAAGAATGGAATGTCAAGTTTTTAGAGAAGATGCAGCAGAAACTAAACTTATTTATAACAGCTCTGATGCTGTCGGAACTTTTGATTTAAAGTTAACGGAGAATTTTCCGGTAAAAGCCATTCTTAAGAAAACTGAAACCGAAACTACTATTACATTAAAATCCGATAAGGTTATGGTTATTAATTGGGGTGATGGAATAGAACAATACACTTCGCCAAGCACCCAATCTTATACGCATAAGTACATTGGTGATGATGATAGATATATTATTATTTATGGTGATTTAGATTCAATCACGAATTTTCAAACAAATGCAGATATCTTATGGAGCAAATTTTAGTTAGAAGAGCAAGCGGTGAAGAATATTTGCTTGAAGATCGTGCAGCATTTAGAATTATTAATTCAATTTCTCAAAAAACTGAATTAAGAAGTAATGACACTATAGATGTTGATATTACAAGTAGACAATTTCATGATTTTAAAATAGGTGATACGTTTTACTATTTAGGTAGAAAATACACTTTAAATCAAATTCCTAGATATCAAAAAAATAGTAGAAATGAATATCAATATTCTGCAACGTTTGAAGGAGTAATGTATGACCTTCGTCGTGCTTCTTATGATGTAAATATTGACACAACAGGATCTGCAATTTACGGTGAAACATTAACTGCTGATTTAGAATTATTCGCTAAAGTTTTAGTTGAAAATGCAAATCGTGTATTTACTGATAAATGGGCTTTAGGTGAGCTACCAGAAAATACAGAAACAAAAACTATTACATTTTCGGAAGATGATAACTGTCTTGTAGTTTTACAAAAATTATGTGATGAATATGATACTGACTTTACAATATCAACAGATAATAACGGTTTAAATAAAATTAATTTCTTACAAGTGGGAGAGGAGATTCCACTTGAGTTTAAAGTAGGTTTTAATGGAGGGCTTTATAATCTTGTTAGAGAAAAGGTAGATAGTTCAGACATTATCACACGATTAAAAGTTTATGGATCTGATCAAAATCTTGGAACTTCTTACCGTTCTAATAAATTAGTATTACCAGGAAAGAATAAACCTAATTCATACATTGAAAACACTGATGCAATTGAGCGTTTTGGGATTTATGAATCGGTTAAAGTATTTGATGATATTTACCCAAGAAGAAATGGAAAAGTAACTTCAATAAATACTGATTCTCCCTATAAATTTTCTGATTCATCAATGGATTTTGATTTGAATGAAAAAGAGAATGGAAATACAAAATATTTAATTGCTGGAACTGATGCGAAAATTCATTTTAATACAGGCGCTTTAGCTGGTTATGAATTTAATATAGTTAAGGAATCTGGTTACAATAATTCAACAAAGGAATTTCATATCGTAAAATTTGCTGATGAAAACGGTTATGAATTCCCTTCTAAAGACAATGAAGCTTTTCGTGTTTCTCCTGGTGATGAATATGTGATTTTAGACATTCAAATGCCACAAGTTTATATTGATAATGCAGAGAATGAATTACTTCAAAAAGCGAACGAATATCTATCTGACAAATTAGAACCTAACGTTCAGTATTCAATGGATATTGATACTTTATACCTTCAAAGACAACTAAATGAAACTGTAACAGAGTTTTTTAAAGTAGGGGATTTTATTAAAGTAATTGATGAGGATTTTGGTATTAATCGATTTATTAGAATTAAATCAATTGAAAGAGATTTAAGAAATCCGTTTGATTATAAACTTGTATTATCAGATTCAAAAGTAACCAATCTTATTAGTAATTCTATTCCTGGAGAAATAAAGAATATTAAGAATGTAATTAAACTTAACAATCTTAATAATCCTGCAAAAGCTCGTAGAAATTGGAAGGACGCACAAGAGGTTCTTAATATGGTTTTTGACGTAGAAGGCGATTATTACACAGAAAAAATTAAGCCAAATTCAATAGAAACTACTCATTTGCAAGTAGGAGCGAAGTCGATGCAGTTTAATTTAATTGATTCTTATTTTGAGCCTAATTATCAAGGTAATCCAAATGTTATAAGATGGTCCAGCTGCAAGCTTGTTCATTTTACAATTGAGGATAAAATAAGAGAGTGGCAGATTGTTGAAGGAATTAAATCTTTAGAATCTAACATTCCTTATTATATGTATGCTCGATGTAATAAGAATAATGACATAGGAGTGATTGAAATTACAGAAAATCAATACACTGCTGACCAAGGAAATTACTATTATTTTCTTATTGGTATTATTAATTCTTACGATTCTGATATTAAAGCTCGTGAAGTTTCTTTAATGTATGGCTTTTCAACTGTTTCAGGTAGATTTATAAAAACAGGTAGGATAGAGTCGAGTGGTGGTGGTAAAACATACTTTGATATAGATACAGGAGAGATGAGTGGTAAAATCACTTTTACAAATGATTCTCCAGCATTTGACCAGATTAAAGACTCTATAAATATAGGAGGGAGAAATTATATTCAATATTCAAAAATAACTGAAGGAGGTAGATTAGCAATTTCAGGAGACTATTTTGCTAATAGTACTTATTTAACAACATCAAATATTTTAAAATTTGAAAGTTATTCTGATTATGTTTTTTATTTAAAATCCAAAACAAATATTAATTATAGTATAGCGATAGGATTGTGGCGTGGTAATACTTATCTTGGAGAAGCTAATTACTTAAAGTTTGATAATAAAAATACTGGTGTTTTTAAATCGGGTTACGCAGACGGTTTTACGGTTAATATATTTATCCCTGCAGAAGGTAAAAATAATATCGATTTATCTAATTTTCTTTCTGACTGCCAATTTAAACTAGAAAAAGGAAATATGTCAACAGATTGGACGCCTGCACCTGAAGATGTTCAAGAACAAATAACTGAACTTGAAAAAACTAATCAAAGAATTAATAATATAACATCGTTTTTAGGTACGACAGTAGATCAAAATGTAATCGCAACAGGTCTTTTAATGGTCGGTTCTGAATTTCAGTCTAACGCTGGAATAAGTGGCTTAAACGAAAGTGGTTCAAAATCTGTTAGGCTTTGGGCTGGAGGTACGGCTCAAAATAGAAACAAAGCTAACTGGATGATACTTGATGATGGTACGGAGAGAACTTATCATTCAAATGGAAATTTAGCATCTGAAAGAGGTTTAGTGGATGGAAGTCCTGTTTTTAACTTCTATCACAAAGATGGTTTTTTACTATTTAAATTAGACCCTAACAGGGGTTTAGTAAATGTAGCTTACACTCAAGAATCTTGGACAGAAGTAAATTTTATAAAATTAAATAATACTGATGTTAATTCTGATGATATGACTTTAAAAGATGAAATAAGTCGATTTATAACTAGCGATGGTAATTATTATTACATTGAATCTAATAAAGCAAATTATCAATGTTGGGAGTATTTTAACGGAACTATTCCTTCAAATTCTGATTTACAGAGATTTAACGGCTATAAAACAACAAACAACTCTCGTACTTCAAACATTCCTAATGGATGGTATTACTTTAATTTTGGCGCTCTTTTTCAGGACGCTACAACAAAGTATCCGTACGTGTATTTAATTTTCATTCAAAACGGGAATGCATTAAAAAGTAAAGAATTATTAATCACAGATATTTTAAATTAAAATTATGGCAGATAAATTTAATCTACAACAAAGAGCTATCTATGAAATAGTAACAGAAGCTATTTCAGAAAATCGGACAGTAACTTATGCTTATAATTATGAGCATAATGAGAAACCTAAATCAATAGCGTTTTATTTAAATAATAACTCTGATGCGAGTTTAAAACTTATAATCGGTAGTTGTTACGTAACTACAGGTCAACTTGATTTAAAAACGGTTGAAGATATTGAAAATGTTGGTCAAATTATAGATAACATTAAAATATCTATTCAAGAAATTTTGGAGCAACTTCCGACTAACTTATAAAATATCACTCTTTTAACCTCTCCTTTGTAATATAATTTTACATGACATTGTTGGCGCTTATAACAATGTAATACATGAGATTATATGAATGCTTTGGCACAGATGCCACCACTAGCAATATTGTAAAATGCTTTTTTTATGGTTTTTTTGCTTTAATAAACCTAAACTATGACATGGCTTTATTTCTCTTTTTTGCCATGATGATAGATATGTTTTTAGGAGTTGTAAAAGGGATTATTCTTCATGAAAAAATTTCTCCTAGAATATTCATGTTTGGTTTTGTAACTAAACTTCTACTATTAATAATACCATTCACAGTTTCTGTGTTAGGGATAGCTTTAGAAATGAACTTTGTTTGGACAGCAGACTTAGCTGTAAGAATATTATTGGCAAATGAATGTCTTTCCATTTTAGCTAATATACTTTCTGTAAAAAATAAGAAAAAAGTTGAAAATATCGACTTAATCACAATTTTTATTAGCTGGATAAGAAAAACCTCTGTAACAGTATTTGAAAAAATGTTGAACGATAAAAAATAAAGAATAACATGCTTATAGATTTTCAAAAAAAATACGGCTTAGTAGCCGATGGCGTTTTCGGTAAAAATACTGCTAGAAAAATTGCTGAAGTATTTAATATTAAATATCCAGCTTTGTTTTTTGGTCAAGTATGCCACGAGAGTACAAATTTAACTTTGAAGGAAGAAAATTTGAATTACACGGCTAGTAGATTACAAGAAGTTTTTCCAAGTTATTTTAAAACTTATTCAAAAGCAAAAGAATACGAGCGAAATCCTAAAAAATTAGCTAATCTAGTTTACGGTGGTAGAATGGGGAATATAAACCCTAACGATGGTTATTATTTTCGTGGACGTGGAGCGATTCAATTAACTGGACGTGATAATTACAAAGAGTTTGAAAATTGGTTAGTCAAAAAAGGACTGTGTAAGCCTAATGAAATAATGAATAACCCTGATTTGGTTTGGAAAGAATTTTATATCGAAAGTGCTATTTTCTTTTTTGATAAAAATAACCTTTGGAATATTTCAAATGTAACAACCTTAACAAAACGTGTTAATGGAGGAACTAATGGATTACAAGACAGAATTAATAAAACTACTCAATATGCAAAATGGTTTTAATCACAGAAAAATAGCATCTATAATTACTCTTTTTACAGCATTATTATTAGTAATTACTTTTTACGGTTGCAGGACCTCAAAAAGAATAGTAGAAAAATCAAAAGTTGATATTGAAAAGTCTGAATTAAAAATCAATAAAATTGATTCTTCTATTTCAATTCAAAAGAATAGTATCCTTAATAAAGTTGATTCTTTATCTTGGAATACTTATATGAAGTATTTTGATTTATCTTATTCAGGAATAGATAAAGATGATTTTTTAGAGTTTACAAAAACTGAGAAAGGATTTAAATTGTCTGGAAAAGGAAATATAAATATTAAGAATTCAGAAAATAGAGGTGATTCTTTAAATAAATCAAATAACCATCAAACAACTAACGAGTATTCAAAGGTTAATTCTAGCTTAAAATCAGAATTAAAATCAAATGACAGTCAAATAAAGATTAATAAAAATAAAGAAAATCAAACACTTGGGTTTACAATTGGAGTTCTAATTGCTTTAATACTAGTCGGAGCGTTAATAATTTATTTGCTTTATAAGTATTTATTGAAAAAAAAATCTTAATATTGTTAAACTTATAAATGAATTTACGAAAGTAGAGGTCGTACTTTCATTAAAGGGTTTGGTTAACAGAGTGATCTTTACGGATCACTCTGTTTTTTTAAGAATAACTTTTAACTCTTTGGATGTATTTATTTACGTCAATTATAAAATCTGTAGATAAAGTAGTATCTTCTATAAATATCATTTTATTATTATTTGGTAGAATAGTTTCTTTTAACTCATGATTCATTACAAGTAAACATTCTATAGCTAATAAGTTAGATTCTAAATCAAAATTTGCATTTTTAATCTCGTTTAAACTTTTAGCTTTATCCAAGTTTATTTTAGCATTTTGATATTCATCAATATAAAAAATTAAATTATTCAGTTCTTCATCAAATCTTCCAATTACCAT